TGGTACTAGTCTTAAGCGGCAACGCCCAAGATGAGACCAGCCTCAGGACGGTAGGTTTCGATACCGTACAGAGTGTCAGCAGTGTACAGAGTTGAGAGGTACTCCTGCTTGTACTGGGTCTGCGAACGTACAGCCATCTGCTCCGCTAGAACAATAGCGTCTTTGTGGAAGAACAAGCAACCACGTACACCAGTGTCCATAGTGGGGCAGTTAGACGATACGTATACGTCTACACCGTAGAGGTTACCGATGAGTCCTGACTCTACAGAACGACCATTTACAAAGTCGCTAGAGACATAACGATCAATCCCCATGATGTCACGACGAGCCGCTGGTGGGATTACCAATGCACGGTTGTCCATAGGAACGTCAGCGTCGTCGAGGATCTTGATAGCCTCACGGAAGCCTTCGTCGTTAAACGCTAGAGCAGTGGCACCAGCAGTGAAAGGCACAACAGTTGTTCCGTTAAACATCCAGCTAGCAGAGTTGACCCAATTAGCCGCCGAAGGGCTTACAGTACGAGTACCGTCCCCGAAACCAGTAGCACAGTTAATGAGATCAGTGTCTACTTGGACAGCCAACTGATAACCAGCATCTTCTGTGTAGAACTGACGCAGAGTAGACAGAGCCTGTACTTCTACGATGTCCTCAATAAGACGCGAGTACTCAAAGTGACGGTCTACAGCAATCGTGAGTTCCTGCTCGACGTTAGCCTGAATCGTGACCGCAGTGTCAGCTACTTTAGCGTTAGCTTCTCCACGGATGGGCTTAGGTACGTGAATCAGGTCACCCTTCTTGCCCGTCATAGCCATACGCTTGACGAGGGGAGCCATCTTGAGGTTCTTTTGGTACGCGGCAATTACCTCATCACTCCAGATTTCTGGAATGAAAGTGTCTGCCGCTGTTTTGTTGACAATTGACCCACCGCCAACTGTTCCGGGATACGGTTGTTCAGCCATGATATTTCTCCTTTAGGCTATCGAACTCGACCCTCGGCGTACGCCTTCAGTAATTCATCTGATAGACTTTGGTAACGCTCTGGGTCGGTTTTCATAAGTTTAATAATGTCAGCACGACGATAAACCTTCTTACGTGACCCTTCTGCTGATCCACGGGCGTTGCCTGTGCTAGCTGACTTTACCTGACTCTTACGGGCTACTCGTTCAGCCTGTGCGGTCTGTTGAACTACTTGGCTACGTTCTTTCCAGTTGCTAAATAGTTCATGTGCCGCGTCGTAGTCGTACTGCTGGTCAGCCTGTACAAACAACTGTGTTCGGACTTTAGAACCCTTGATCCACTCAGCAAACTTCGGATCCTGAAGCACTTGCTCCATATCCGGGTGTTGCTGTTGAAGTTGTGCCTTAGTAGACTCCCTCTTAGCTAGGGCAGTGTACTCTTGCGCTTCTCTGATCTTAGGGTGGTTATCTATAGCTCTACTAACAGCCGTCTTAGGATCAACAAAGAAATCTACATCATCATCTTCATCGTCTATTTGTTGCTGTGGTTGAGGTGCTTGTTGGGTTGAGAGTTGTGTTTGGATGTAGCTATCAACAACACCACGTAGATCGCCAATTTCCGTACTCTGTTTGCCTGTAAACCTCTCAAGCTCTTGGTGCATCTGTACGAGGTCTTCTACGGACTTACCTTGGTACTTTTCCGGTAATTCAGGCTCCTGAGGTTGTTCCTCTTGCTCTTGAGGAGTCTCTGTGGTATCCTGAGTGTCTAACTGATCTACTGGTTCCTGATCTTCATCCTTACGCTCATCGAGTAGTGTCGCTCTTGACATTGTAAACTTACCCCGCCTTTATAGGTTATGGAGAAATAAAATGGAAGTTGCCCCGAAGGATTTCCGTTAGTTGGCCCCAGCCTCCTGATGCTCCTTTACCCACTTCATGTGCCTACCGGGGAAATCCCCAGAAGCACCCTCTAGTACGCTAGGAGTGGCCGAGACAATTTTCACAGCATTTGATCCACAACCGCACCTACTGGTTGTGACATCTCCTGTTATAAACTCTTCAAAAATATGGCCCTGCTCGCACTTAAACTCAAATACCTTAAGCACCATAGTATCCTTCTTCTAATAAGTACTCCTTAGCCGCCTCAAGTAGGTCGGGAGAGTCCTTAAACTTTCCTAGTCCTGTATTGCAATGACTGCACAAAAGTCCTCTTATCTTTCCGGTATTATGATTGTGGTCTACAGCAAACCGCCCTTTGCCACTACCGGGCTCAGAAGTACCACAAACCTTACAACAACCACCTTGGTCCTCTAACATACGGTCATAATCCTCTAAGGTTATGCCGTAGTTACTCTTTAGTTTTATATTGGCGTTCTCTTCAGGACTGTATCTTTCTTTTTTGGCGCTTAGTTCGCACTCCTTGCATTGGTACGACCTACCGC